GGCTATACTGGTTTATCACTGCAAACCCCATTTTCATCAATGACCTACCTACTAATGGGGCAGCACAATAATTACCATTGGACATAAGATATGGTCGTGAAGAACAAAAAGTGACGCTATTTAAATCACACTGGTTGACTTTGATAACAAAGCCCAAACCTAGAAAATAATTAATAGCACCACGAACGCAGATATCCTCATTAGTTGCAATCACAGCATCATCACCCATGACTATAATCTTGTACTCAATAGGAGTTTTTCGCCAAGGGTGATCCACCAAATTACCAATGTTGTGCAAATATGAAAACCACATATAAGCATTGAGTAATGAATTACCTACTGTTGTATCGGAATTACCTGATTTCCTTGAACCAGGGACCGAATACTCAATGCCATTTCGCGTGTAACCATGGGTAAACAAATCTTCCTGAATTTGCTTTGGGAAACTAGGGCACATGTAACGCATTAGATCGTACTGTAAGCTAAGGTGTTCCGACTTAATATGAGCATCAAAGCGACTAAAGTCAGCTTTGTATATGAAAAGCGGGTGAAGGTACTCACGAACAAGATCAAACCAGTGTCCAATATCTAACATGGTATAACCACTAGCATACGTGATCTTGTTATTAGCATCCCAAATATGAAGAGCATCAGATATAGCCAGACAAAAGGGGCCAAATAAGCGTTGATACTCTGTACTACGTGCGCTAATTAATCGTGGGTCAAAGCCATCGGTATCAGGTAGTACATAAGTATTATCGTACTTATAAGCAACGGGAAAAAGCCCTTTCAACAACTTTTCAACCTTAACAAACGATCTAACATCAAAGTCTTCTGCATCATCTATTTCAACGTCAGTGTAATACTTTTGCTTAGTAACTGGGAACCTGCTCAACCACTCTTTATATGGTACAGGCTCTACCATCACGGGTAATTCCTTCAAAAACAATTGGTAATTGCGCCTCAAAGAATACACATCACAATGTGGTGTGTCAAATAGCACACGATTTCTCAAAGCAATAATTTCATTGTGAATGCACTGTCTAGCAACAACGGGTAAGTAATATCTTGTGTAAAATGCAAAACAAGCTAAACTAGCCTTTGGTTTGCACCGTTCTGAGTGATCTCTCAGACACAACTTACACCCTCGCCCAAGTGGTTTAAGTTCTCTACCACGTAGACAAACATCCTCTACTAGGAAGTAGTTATGATAAAGGTGGTAGGGAATTGCATAATACCAGGGCATCAAATGATAAAAGCTAGACTGCCAATTGCCAAAGAGGAGCTCCAGAATAAGTTGATAAGGTACCCACATGGCAACAATGCAACAATAAGT